CTCGTATGTGGGATTCGCGCTGATGGCGGCTGGCGTGTGGGTCATCTTCGGCGTGGGCTGGGCCTGCCTCGGATCGGGCGCGCTGCTATTCGTGGCTGGCAACCTCGCGGAGACCAAGCAGCGGTGAGCCTGTTTCGGGGACTGTTCGAGCGACGCGCCGTCAGTTCCGAGGAACTGATGCGCTACCTCACGCGTGGCGTGCAGTCCGTCTCAGGCCAGTCTGTGTCGGAGTCGTCCGCGATGCGCGTGGCGGCGGTCTACGCCTGCGTCACGCTGATTGCGGGCACGCTCGCCACCCTGCCGATGCACGTCTACGAACGTGTCGGAGAACGCGACCGGAGGCGTCGGGACAATCATCCCGTGGCCATCCTGTTCCGCAAGCCCAACCGCTGGCAGACCCGCGTGGACTTCTGTCAGCAGATGCAGGCGTCGGTGCTCCTGCGGGGCAACGGCTACGCGATGATCCAGTGGGACGGCACGATTCCCCGCGAGATGTGGCCGCTGCACCCGGACGCGGTGGAAGTCGAGCGCGGGCGTGACCTGACGCTGCGCTATCACGTCCGCATGGACCCGACCTCGCCCACAAAGATCGTGCAGCCGGAGGACATGTTCCACGTCCGGGGCCTGTCGTCCAACGGTTTCTCGGGGCGTTCCGTGCTCTCTGACGCGGCCGATGTCATCGGCATCGCACAGGCCACGCAGGAACACGCCGGGACGTTCTGGGCGGATGGTGGCGGGCCGGATGTGGTGCTCAAGCACCCCAAGACGCTGACCTCCAAGGCGATGACATCGCTCGAAGAACACTGGGAAGCGACCTACGGCGGCGGCAAGGGGCAGCGCCGGGTGGCCGTGCTCGAAGAGGGCATGGACGTGTCGGCCATCAGCCTGAGCAAGCAGGACGCGCAGTTCTTGGAAACGCGCAAGTTTCAGCGCGGCGAGATTGCCGGCATCTTCCAGGTGCCGCCGCACATGATTGGCGATACCGAGAAGTCTACGTCGTGGGGCACCGGCATCGAGCAGCAACAGATCGGCTTTGTCCAATACACGATGCGCCGCTGGCTCGTGACCTGGGAGCAAGCGATCTGGCAGCAGTTCATCGAGGCCGAGCAGGCGTTCTACCCCGAGTTTAACGTCGATGGTCTGCTGCGTGGCGACCTGAAGACGCGCATGGACTCCTACGCGCTCGGCATTACGAACGGCGTGTATTCGGTGAACGACGTGCGCCGCAAGGAAAACGAATCACCCGTTCAGGGCGGCGACACCTACTGGCGGCAACTTAATCTCGCGCCGCTGACGCAGACCGAGGCCCCGCAGCCTCCGGCCGCGCCAGTGGTGGACGACAGCGACGACGACGAGGACGCGGTAGACGACACCACGGGGGCGGAGGGCATGGCATGAGCGAACGCACCCGGCTAGCGGTAGCCCTTGAAGTCCGCAACATCGACGACGACGCCCGCACGTTCGAGGGTTACGGCTCGGTGTTTGGCACGCTGGACAGCTACGCGGACACGGTGAAGCGTGGCGCGTTCAAGCGGTCCCTGCGGGAATGGAAGGGCAAGGGCCGGATGCCGGCCATGCTCTGGCAGCACAACCCCGACGAACCCGTGGGCGTGTGGACGGAGATGGCGGAAGACGAGACAGGCCTCGTGGTCAAGGGCAAGCTCTTGAGCACGGGCCGGGGACCGCAGGCATACGAGGCGCTGAAAGAGGGCGCGCTCTCTGGGCTGTCGATTGGCTTCGTGACGCGCAAGTCGCAGATTGACGACGAGTCGGGCGTGCGGACGCTGACCGACGTTGATCTGTGGGAGGTCTCGCTGGTGACGTTCCCGGCGAATGACCCGGCGCGTGTGACGTCGGTTCGGGCGGATGGGGACTTTCCGTCCGAACGTGAGTTCGAGCAGTGGTGCCGGCGGGATGCCGGTTTGTCGCGTGACGAGGCCAAGCGCGTGACGGCCATTTGCTTTAGGCGGCTTCTGCGGGACGCAGAGGCCACAGAATCAGACCCTTCAGACATTGCGGGACGCCATGTCGAGGGCAATCGTGAGGTGCTGGACGCGCTACGCGCCACCCTCGGGAGTGCCACACATGGACCCGGAAACGAAGAAGCTGGTCGATGAGATCGGCCGTGGATACACGGAGCTTCAGCAGACGCTGGCGCAGAAGGCGGAGCAGGCGGCGGCGGGTGTCGTCGATCCGCTCGTCGAGATCAAGCTCAAGGCGTTGAGCGCCGACCTGGCCACCAAGGAAGCCAAGCGTGATGCGGCGGTTGCGGAACTCAAGTCCCGCGTCGATGCGCTCGCGTTCACTGGCCCCGCTACCAAGGACGACGGCCTGACGGTCGAGCAGCGCGAATACCGCGCCAAGCTGAACGCCTACATCCGTCGCGGCAACGAGGACGGTCTCCGCGCCCTCGAGCAGCGCGCCCTCTCGGTCGGCCACGACCCGGATGGCGGCTACACGGTGGAAGCCGACAAGAACGGCCGCATCGTCTCGCGCATCTACGAGACGAGCCCGATGCGCCAGGAAGCGTCGCAGATCACCATCTCGACCGATGCCCTCGAAGGGCTGATCGACAACGGCGAAGCCGCCGCGTCGTGGGTCGGTGAGACCGCCACCCGTGGCGAGACCAACACGCCGCAGCTCGGCCAGTGGCGCATCGTCGTCCACGAGCTGTTTGCGAAGCCGCGCGCGACGCAGAAGCTCCTCGACGACTCCAGCGTGGACATCGAGGCGTGGCTGCTCGGCAAGATTGCCGACCAGTTCAGCCGCTCGGAGAACACCGCGTTCGTCACGGGCATCGGCGTCGCCCGTCCGCGTGGGTTCGCCAGCTACTCCACCGCCGCGACGGCTGACGCCTCGCGCACCTGGGGCGTGTTCGAGCACGTCGCCTCGGGCAGCTCGGGCAGCTTCGGCACCGACCCGAACGGCGTGGAAAAGCTCATCACGCTCCAGCACAAGCTCAACCCCGCCTACAACGGCAACGCGAAGTGGTTCATGAACCGCGCCACGCTGGCGGAAGTGCGGACCCTGACCGACGCGTCGAGCGCCGGCAAGTTCGTGTTCGTGCCGGACTTCTCGGGCGCCACGCCGGGCAGCATCCTCGGCCGTCCCATCGTCCTCTTCGAGGACATGGCGACCTACACCACCGCCAGCTCGCTCGCGGTCGCCTATGGCGACATGCGCGAGACCTACCAGATCGTCGACCGCGTTGGTATCCGCACGCTGCGCGATCCCTACTCGGCCAAGCCCTACGTGGAGTTCTACAGCACGAAGCGCGTGGGCGGCGACGTGGTGAACTTCAACGCGCTGAAGTTCATGCAGTTCGCCTAAGAGGAGACCAGACACCATGCGTGACATGACGAAGAACGTGCAGGCCAAGCGGGTGCTCTCGCCCGTGTCCGTGGCCGACAACACCGCTCAGGTGGGGCAGGTGATTGACCATCAGGGCTACAACGGGGCGCTCTACACCATCCTGATCGGCTCCGTGGCCGACGCGGACGCCACCTTCACCGTCCTGCTCGAAGAGTCGGACGCCAGCGGCAGCGGCTACGCAGCGGTGGCTGATGCGGACATGAACTCGCAGGGCGCCAACGCGGCGGAAACCGATGCGGCGTTCCAGTTCGACGACGACAACGAAGTGCGGAAGATCGGCTACATCGGCCAGAAGCGCTACACGCGTCTGACCATCACGCCGGCCTCCAACGCATCGGCGGCGGTGCTCGCGGCGGTCTGCCATCTCGGCTACCCGTCGATCAAGGCCGTCACGCAGGCGGCTAGCTAGTCCGATGACCGTTTCGATCCTCCGCCCGCTCGAATACTCGGATGCGGGCCGCGTTCGGATGCTCTACGCCGGGGAGGCACATGACCTCCCCGACGTGGTGGCGTGCGGACTGATTCACGATGGCGCGGCGGTGCTCCTGATGGAGCCCGCTGCGCGTGCTGTGGCGGCGGTCGTGCCGCCTGAGTCTGGGAGACGCCGGAGGCGTGCATGAGGGGCCTGACGCGGGACACGCTGCGCGCTCTGCACTACACGCTCAAGACGCCCCCGGCGATTGAGCCGGTCGATCTGGCGCTGGCGAAAGTGCAGTGCCGCATCGAGCCGGACGTGGTGGATGAGGACGGCGTGCTGTCGGCTTACATCGCGGCGGCGCGGGCGTGGGTCGAAACCTACACCGGGCGCGGCCTGATGACGCAGACGTGGCAAGTCAGCCTCTATGACTTCCCGTCGCGGGTGTGGTTGCCGTATGCGGCCCCGTTGGCGTCGGTGGTGGCGGTGCGCTACTACGACACGGCGAACACGCTGCAAACGCTGTCATCGTCGGTCTACACCACGGCGGCATTCTCCGAGCCCGCGTGCCTGACGCTCGTGGACGGGCAGACGTGGCCCTCGGTCTACGTGCGCGATGACGCGGTGCAGATCGAATACACGGTCGGCGTGTCGGACGTGGCGAACGTGCCGCCCGCGCTCGTGCAGGCGGTGCAGATGCTCGTCGGGCACTGGTATGTGAACCGCGAAGACGTCGTCACTGGCACCATTTCGACACAGATCCCGATGGCGGCTGAGGCGCTGTGCGCGCATCACCGGCTCCGCGTGCGAGAGCCGCAATGGTAAGGGCGGGCGTCCTGCGTGAGCGACTGACCATCCAGTCGGCCACGGGTGTCTCTGACGGACAGGGCGGCACCACGACCGTCACGCCCACAACCGTGGCGACCGTGCGCGGAGAACTCATCGTGCGAGGCGCGACGGAGTTGCTGCAGGCCGAGTCGGTCGGCTCACAGGCGCGGTATCAATTCCGCGTTCGCGTCCGTGCGGGCATCAACGCGGGCCAGACGGTGGTCTGGTCGCCGCAGTGGCCCGCGCACATGCCCGCCGTGACGTTGCAGATTCTCGGCGTGCAGCCGGAACCGGATCGCCAAGGGATGCTGCTGACGTGCGGGGTGGTCCAGTAATGGCTTACCTTTCGCTTTCTCCACTCTCCACCGCGCTCTATGCGCTGCTTAACGTGGCGGGCCTGAATGCGCTGGTGAGTTCGCGCATCTATGACGACATCCCGCGCAACCCGACGTATCCGCTTGTGTGGTTCGAGGTGCAGGAGCCGCGTGACCTGCGTGGGTTCGGCACGGGCGGGATGCCGGAAGTGAATATCCGCGTCCATGCGCTGACGCAATACCAGGGCGAGAAGCAGGGACAGGACATCCTCGCCAAAGTCATCGAGCTACTGAAAGACAAGACGCTCACGGTGACGGGGTATCAGCAGGCCGGTCAGGTGTTCTACGACGAGACCGTGGTGCTGAAGGACCAAGAGATCGAAGGCGTGAAGGTGCAGGAGAACGTGGCGATCTTCCGCACGTATCTGAACGAGGCGTGATGGAGACCGCTGTGATTCTCACCGATGCCGTCAAGACGCTGCCCACGGATGGGCGCTGCCCGAAGTGCCGGGCCGATGAGTCCCGCCGCGTGGCGCTGGGGCTGGCGGGCCTGCGTGAAGCGTGCGGCCAGTGTGGATATGAGTTCCCGGAGGAAGCCCGTGGCTAAACGTTCGATGGTGCGTCCCGGTGCGGAGAAGTTCGTCGCGGTGACGCGTGGCTTTGCGTATCCGTGCGGCGCGGACCTCGCCGCGGTGCGCGAGGCGGGCGGGTTCTCCAGTCTGCCCGAAGACATGCGCGCCAAGATTCGGTTCAAGACCGTGCGTCCCGGCGAGGACTGCAGCGACATGCCCGCCGAATCACTCGCGCACTACCTCGAGCGCGGCGACGTCGCCCGCGTGGAAGCGGCAGAGGAGTAACGCATGGCGTTGTATGGCGGTCAGGACGTCGGGTTCTTGCTGGTGAGTGGGCGGTCGATGCTGCCCTCCAAGCCGCAGGGGCTCATGGAGTCCGTTGAGGCGATGCAGGAGGACACCTCCGGCCTCGGGGACGTGTGGGGCGAAGTCACGCCCACGGGCATGAAGCGCGCCGAGCTCTCGCAGGATGGCGCGTTCTACAACGAGGGCACGAACTCCTCGCACGAGACGCTGCGCGACGCGCAGACCACGAGCCGTGTCGTGTGCCTCGGTGTGGAAGGCAACACCATCGGCAAGCGGTTCGTCGGTTACGCCGGGGCCTACGCGCACAAATACGACGTGCTGGCGAAGGTCGGCGGGCTGACGAAAGCCAACGTGGAATACACCATCAACGGCGCGAGGGATGAGGGCATCATCCTGCAGTCGCTGGCGGCACAGACGGCCGACTGGAACACGGAAGGCGCGAGCAACACCGACTACACGCTCGACCCCGCGCAGCGCGTGATTCCGATCACGTCCAACAGTATCGCCAATCCCACGGTGGTCACGACGCCCATCCCGCACGGGCTGACCACGGGCGACATCATTCTCGTGTCCGGCGTGGCGTCGTCGAGCCCGACCATCAACGGGTC